GAACAGCGGCTACTGTATACTATACATCATCTGTCGCTCATGGATTAGCAGTGGGTGAAACCGTTAGTATTACTGGATTTACTACTCGAGGAAACGTTACATCTAAAACAATTACAAAGGTAATTGATTCGACTCATTTTGCAATAGCAAATGTTGGAACAGGAGTTGGAACAGGAACAGGTACTATCACAGGATTTACATATTATATTACAAGTGTAGCTCATGGATTATCAATTGGAGACGTTATCACCATCACAGATATGACAAACTTCAATGCTTCATCGCTCTCAGTTGCAAAAGTTATATCTACTACACAATTTGCATTAACAAATGGACCAACAAATGCTACGGCAGATTCAGGTAAAACAGGTACAATTGTAGGACGTGTATATTATACAACTGCTGATGCATATGTTGGTATTTTTCCAAATGTTCCTAATACAACCGTTGCAATTTCTGGAATTACAACAAATACTACTTTCAATTTATCAGGAACAGTTATTGCATGTCCAACTACAACTGTATTTGTTATATCAAGTAATCAAGCATCCGGAACTGCAGTTACAGGTAAATCAGGTACAATTACAAGTACTGTAATCGTAAATCCAACAACTTCAATTGATGGAAACGCTCGTGTTCGTCCATACGATGGAGTTGGATATGTCAATCAACCTAAAAATTTGTCCACTGTTTCTCAATCTGGAACCTTGAGTTCAGGAAAAACTCAGCAACTAGGTGGTCTTCCATTGACTGCTGCATTAGGATCAGGTGTATATTCTCCAACATCTCAATTGGCTCGTGTGAATACTAGAGCAACGGGTGCTTACAAATCAGTTCGTCAACCAGTTTAATATTTATGGACCTCGTGCCGACTGTTTCCATGTAGCATCACACACTGCACATTGATACATCCAAACTACATTTTTGGCATCCAACTTGATGCCTACAATGTTAGACTCTTTACCCTTGGTTGGACACGGAGGTGAACGTGTCGTATTGGGACACTTCATATTTGTAAATCTTGGAAGCGTTGGATCATGCTTCAAATACGGATTAATGGAGAACTGAATCGAGGTATCTTGCATCAAATCATGGTCGTAGACTATTGGATTTTCTGCCGTGATCGATTCTTCGTAAGGACATTGACGACATTTTAGAAACGCTGACCCATCTCGCTCTTCAATGTTGTAAAGCATATTATCACACTGTGTACAGAACTTCATACTGTAGTTAGGTTTCCTTATTCTAAGTCTTTCCATTTTTTCCCAGTCAGGAAACGTGCGTTCAAAATGGACAAGGGTCCAACTACTTCTCTTTCCTTAGTATCACAGGATGTTGAAGTCGAAGTTAAATGATTTTCTCAACGGGACTGGAAAGGAGACCGATCCAGATAAGAAACGGTATGGACGAGTTTCTAAAGGCGAAAACACAACACATAATGGAATGTCAGGGGGTGCTTGGTGCATTCAAGACGAAGACATACCTGAATTTTACAAACTCTATTGCGAATACTTGCGTGACAATGGTCCACTTCACATGACTGAAAAGAGTACACGAATTGGAGCGATGCGAATTGACTTGGACTTTATCTACGATGGAGAGAAAGATGATCACCTTCACACTCAAGAACAAGTGGTGGCATTCACAACTGCTTACATGGCTGAAGTAAAGAAGTTCATCAAGGTTCCACAGGCAGTTGAAATCTTTGTGAGCGAGAAACCCAGACCTACCTATTACAAGGACAAGAACCGTTCCAAGTCAGGTCTCCATCTTGTCATTCCTGCAATCAAGACGAATCGTTTTGTAGAAGAAGCCATCCGAATGAACTTGGTGAATCGAATGAATGAATTCTTTCCAGATCTACCTCTTGCAGATGAATGGCGAAAAGTCTATGATCCTTCTCCACTGACTCACACAAACAACTGGACCTTGCTCGGATCTAAGAAGAAGGAAGGAACACCGTATCAGATCAAGTATATCTTGGACTGGGATCCCGAAACTGGTGAAATGAGCATTGACAATGATGTTCCATTGATGACTACACCTGACCTTCTCAAGAAGATGACCGTTCGATCAGCACCTTCTGAAGAGACACCTATGACTGAGTTTGCAACAGATTTCCTCAAGAACCGTATGCAAAATGCCGAGGATATGAAGATTTCTGGAGGTAATGCACTTCAACCTACACGCGGACGTCAAGCAGTTCGTGGAGATGTGAACTCTCGAGGTTCTTCACCTGATAACACAGCATATCGTCAGTCTTTGACTCCAGAGATTCTAGATTACTTGACTGCACATGTCTACAACCTTGCAGAGTTCAGATACAAGGAATACAAGGACTGGATTGATGTTGGTATTTGCTTGAAGAACATTCACCCTGAATTGGAAAGCTTATTCTTGGAGTTCAGTAAACGAGATCCCAGAGCAAATGACCGTGAAATCTCCGCAAAGTGGAACTCATTCAGTTGGCGATCGGATGGAGCACGTCTTGAATTGCGTAACCTTCTGAAATGGTCCAAACTGGACAACTTTAGTGAATATGAAAAAATTGAGCGAACCAATGTTGGTCGATTGGTCAAGGAAGCAGCAACCGCAGGAACTGAACATGATGTTGCTCAAGTTGTGTATGCAATGTTTCGAGACAGTTTTAAGTGTGCTAAGTATGGAAATAACACTTGGTATCGCTTTGATGGAAACAAATGGTGTGAGACAGATCACGGTGTAGCGCTTCTAAAACTGTTATCTGAAGATGTCCGTAAGCAGTTCAGAGAAGGTGAAAAGCAGATGATTCAAATGGCAGAGAATGCGGGTGCGTGTATTTGTGAAGGCAAGAACGTAAACCCTAACTGTGATCCCTGTAAACATGATTCTGAAAAGATGAAGTACGTCTCCATGCAAGTGAAGTTGAAGACTTGTAAGTTCACAGAGAATGTGATGAAGATGAGTCGATTGTTGTTCTTAGATGAAGAGTTTGGAAAGAAGTTGGATGAGAACAAACATTTGATTGCCTTTGCGAATGGAGTGTTTGATTCAACTACGATGGAGTTCCGTCAAGGAAGACCGGATGACTGTATCAGTTTCTCAACCAAAATCAACTACGATCCAGATCGCGAACATACAACCTATGAATGTTGGGCAGAGATTGACAAGTTCCTTCGTGACGTTCAACCGGATCCTACGGTTCGTAACTATCTAGTCCGTAGATTGGCAACCTGTTTGCGAGGTGGAAATGATGCTCAAAAGTTCCATATTCTCACAGGTGATGGTTCAAATGGCAAATCTATGTTGACAAACTTGATGAGTGTTACGTTCGGAGATTATGCAGGTAAAGTTCCCATTTCACTTCTCACTCAGGGACGTGCAAAATCTGCTGCAGCAGCACCTGAAGTTCTTCACATGAAAGGTCGTCGATTTGTGACGACTCAGGAACCCGATGAAGCAGTTCCTCTCAACACAGGATTGATGAAGGAATTAGCTTCTTGTGAGAAGATGGCCTATCGTGGTCTCTACAAGGATATCACGGAGTTTGAAATGCAAGCTCAGATCTTCCTCAGTTGTAATGAGAAACCCAAAGTCGGTGCTACCGATGGAGGTACTTGGCGTAGGTTGTGTGTTGTTCACTGGCCTTCGAAGTTTGTGGCAAATCCTACTGAACCACATCACAAACCTCTAGATGAAACCATTCAGCAAAAGGTTTTGAGCGAAGAATGGGCAACCTGCTTCCTATCCTATCTGGTTGCTCTCTACCGTGAAGGCAATGGATGGAGAAAACTGCCTGCTCCAGAGAAGGTTCTGGTGTACACCAATGAGTATCAGGAGGACTCGGACGCGATCGCCCGTTTCATCCGTGAGTATGTTACCCCAATTCCAGAGGGTGAGGTAGGAGAGAGTGTGTCGACTTCAATGATTAATGGAGTGTTTCAGCAGTGGAAGAGAACCAATGAAATCACTAAGGGTTCCACTGCAGAACTTAAGAAGAGATTAGAAACTACGTATGGACCTCAACCTAGGAACGGTTGGACTTCTTTCCGGTTCGATGTCGCCTAGAATGGTAGCGCTTAGAACCTTTGCGACCATGACGGGTTCTGCGACGCGCTCCGATCGGTTGTGGAGTCGTAGTAGGGGCAGGAAGAGTACTTACAGCTTCGGGTTCAGTTGTTGACGCAGAGCTCCAAGACCAGGGGTTATACCAAACCATTTGTTATACTATTAGTTTTTTATCTATTCAGTTCGCTTTGCACCAATACGGGACAAAACGTAAGTTCGGAGAAGTCCGATTGTGAAGATGACTAAGACGAAGGAGACAACGAGGTTAACGAATGCAACCAAGACCTCACCGACCTTGAGGGTGATTCCACCGATTGTGACAGTGAAGGAACCAACACCCTTGCCTGCAGAGGCAGCAGGGGCGAGCATGGGGGTGAGAATGTCCTCAGAGAGAGACTTGAAGAACTCTCCAACAACACCTCCGAGGTAGAACGACGCAGTGAGAATGATAATATCACGAGTATCCAGCATTTTTATTAAGAACCACATACTTTATTTCGTAAAGACAATGGACACTAGGTTCTGGGGGCCGAGTGCATGGCAATTGTTTCACTTAATTGCGTTTACCTCAAAACATCCCGATGATGTCTTGAATCAGATGAAAGATGTACTTCCCTGTAAGTTTTGCAGGGAGTCTACTACGGAATTTGTACATAAACACCCTCTTCGTGGCAATCCTGGCAAGTGGTTATACGATCTTCACAACCAAGTGAATCATAAACTGAGAACTCAATGTAAAAACGATCCAGCAGTCTTGGATCCAGGTCCTGATCCAGAGTTTGAAAAAGTTAAAGAACACTATCTTGCATTGAAACCCACTGCCGTTCCAGGTGGTGACTTTCTAGGATCGATTTCTGCCAATTATCCTGAAGAACCCGAATCCGAACAGATGGCAACACAACGTACCTTTTTACATTCTTTGAGTAAAGTCTACCCATTTCCTAAGTTACAAAAAGTATTTGAAACATATCTGAAAGACCATGAACCTACATTGGATTCACGAAAGTCCTATATGAAGTGGATGCATGGATTACTTACGATATTGTCACGTGAAACTGGAACATCCATGCCAAGTTTCAAAGGGTTTGCTCACCATCTTGCGTATTACAGGAGCGGTTGTTCCAAAAAGACGTATCATGGAAAAACGTGTCGCAAACTCGCTGGAGGTGGAAGAACCAAATCAAGAGATCATGCTAAGACGTTTAGGGTTTCTCATGTTAAATTACTTTGATTTAGGTTTCGTGAATGACTGCATTGCAAGACGGGCATGTTTTGCTGAATACACTTCGGGTCGTTTTTCACGAGGTCTTTTTTTGCGTTCTTGTCGTGTTTTAGGTGGTTCGTCCATTTGAATCTATTACTTTGACGTATAGAAATCCGTTTTAATACATGTTGCCACCCTTGCGACCCCTGCGTGTCTTTCTGCGTCCACCGACTGATGCTGGACTTAGTGGACCGCTGGACAAACTAGCGGAAGGTGTGACCTCAGCGCCACCCTTGTAGGTCTTCTTGGCCATCTTGAGGATGTCGCCAAACTTCTTTCCCTTGTGCGACTTCATTGTCTTCTTAACATGTGCCAACCACTTATTTGCCATTTTATTAAGAGGTGAAGAAGTTATTGTAGTCCCGCCGGTTTTTCAACGAACCCCGGCGTGTTTCCAAACAGAATCCATTGGCAACCATACGCTGCTGCTACTTCAGGATTAATACCCTCTTTTCCAAAGACAGGATCGGGTGTGACCAACGTAATTGCATTACGATTAAATTTAACGAGTTCAGAGTAGTCATGTGGATGTACTGCTTGACCAAATGTTAGGCGACGTAAAGTTGAATCCGTCCAGGATAGATTCACTAAGTCTCCTAATTCAGTGCCTTGAATTCCTCCAGAAACAATGATCAGTCTATCCGCAAGTAGTTCTAATTCCATACTTTGCACATCTATGTATTCACGAGGAACCAAGTGACGATGAACCGTTGTCTTCAAACACTCTGCTGCCTTGTTTAACGTGACTGAATTGGTCGTATGAGGAACAATGGATAGAATAAATGGAAGACGATTAGGGAACGCTTGAATCAAAGAGACACAGACTGAATCGAATGTCCAGTAATCATACGCATAATCATATCCTTGATTCAGAGGATTCTTAGACACAACTGGGTTTCCATTCTCATCTGCATAGAGATGAACTTCTAATAATCGTCGCCCAGATTGAATGACGCTATCTGCGTCTTCGTAGATACCTCCTCGTACGACGTAATCGCATAATCGTTTAGGGGTTGAAGGCAGTTTTTCTTCATCTGTGTCAGTTGTTTCAACCCACGCTACATATCCAAGAAGTCCAAAAAGAGAAAGGGCAAGTACAGTCTCCATATCTTTCTACTCGGATGTGTTTTTTGGAATTTTAAACAAGAGACCACGGAATCCATTGATTACGTCATCTGGAATTCGCTCTTTCATAGGAATTTCCATTAAACAGGCTTGGTGGAAATACAAACAATACATTCCACATTCAGAATCTTTGAATTGATGACGTGTGGCATTGAAGGTCATCTTCATAGGTTTAGATTTGCCTGTAGCATCCCATTGAGACTTCCATCGTCTCATTAACTTTTTGATTTCAGGTTCGGGTTGGTGAGCATACGAATCAAAATAGGTGATGCGTGGATACTCTAATTGCGGACGAATGTCACAAAACAGGGCAATCCAGTGTTCACCTGGACCATCGTGTGGATCCGTATTGAAAACAATACCAATTTGGTCATATTTCTCTGACAGTTCTACAAGATTCATAGAACA